GGGGGCCCCGGGGGCCAGGGGGGAAGAGGGGGAAGAGGAAACCCACCAAGGCACGGAGACACGAAGGGCGGCGCAGCAGCTAGGCGCAGAGGGGAAGCCGGATGGATGCGACCATTTCATGCGGCTGCCTGCTCATCTTGGAGGCGGACCGCTGAAGGAGTATGTGTGTTCGCACGTGCAGGGGGACTGTGAGGTAAAGGAATGCTGTCGGAACTGCGGGAAGACGCAGTGTAATGGCCGATGCGCACATGCTCGAGAGAATACGGAAGAAGCGCGTACCACCACAGTCTACAGCATGGGCGGGAAGCCGCAGACGATCAAGCGGGCTGCGAAGAAGCGCGGGGGGAAGAGATGAGTATTCGCAAGTTTAAGGAGTGCGCGCGCGTCGGATGCTTTCATTACAGAGCGCCATTTGACGCCTGCGATCAGGGGCGGGAATATCCGGGCGGCTGTCCTCGCTTATTGGAGGAGGCAAAGAAGCGGTCGAGCTATCCTCCGTCGCTGGCTGCCAGGCACAGGCGATGGACGGAGAAAGCGGAGGCGGCGGCGGCACATCTGGAACTGGCGGCGGCTCTGATCCGGGCAATGGTTGAGGTTCCGCCTGAAGGCCTGCCGTTGCAGATCATGAATTGCAACTCCTTAATCGGGCTGGCGATGAAGGACACGCAGGAATTTGTGAAGGAGTTGTTAAAGGATGACTGAAGCTGAATGGCGCGGGGGGAAGAGGTGAAACCACGGATTGACACGGATTGTCACGGATTGAAAACGAAGGAGGCAGACCACGTGCTGCTGCATGAACTCAGGACGCAAGTCGAGGTGGAGACGCAGATCGTCGCGTTCGCGAATTGCCGGCACATGGACATCGTTCCGAGCGGGGAATATCAATGTTTTCTGTGCAAGAAAAAACTCGACAATGCGCTGACGGTCTGCGTCCAGCAGGTGGGATCGCGAACGCAGTTGACGTTCGATTGTTATTACGCGTGCGCGGAGAAACAGGCTTGTTATCCGGGAGAGGGATTCACGGCGAAAAAGGATTCATCCACGAAGGAATCTAAAATCTAAAATTAATTGAACTGGGCGCGGGGAGAATCGAGTTAGGTGACAGTGGATCGGAAAGTAGCTGAGGAGTTGGCGGGCGCGCTGGGCGAGAGTCCCCGGGAGAAGCGGGCGGACGTGGTGGCGCTGTACTGCTCGCGGTACGGCATTTCGCGCGGGACGTGCTACCGGTGGGCGCGCGAGGGCGGGTTTGACGCGGGGCGTCAGGGGATCGGCGGCGCCCGGGCGAGGGAACTGACTGAGGCCCTCGAGAAGAAATTTGAGATTTGCGCGGCTCTCATACATCAGACGGCGAGTAAAAAATATCCGCCGAAGATGCCGACGAAACAGGCGATTCAGATCGGCGTGCAGAGCGGCTACTGGCAGCCGGGCGAGCTGACGGTTCACCAGGTGAACAAATACATGCTGGAGAATTGCCCGAGGAAACCGAAATGCGGGATGCAGGACCCGGCGCTTCCTCTGACCGCCGATTACGTCAACCAGGTTGGGCAGATCGATACCAGCAATTGCGCGCAGTGGTACCTGAAGGCTGACGGCGGCATCGGCAGCCAGGACCCGTCGATCTACTGGACGAAAAACAAGCGCGGCAAAGGGCCGGCGATCCATCGTTGCATTTATACCGAATATCTGACCGGCGCGTTTTACGTCGGCTACTATCTCGGCTCGGAAGCGACGGAGACGACGCTGCCGATTTTCTGGCGCGCGACGCTACCGAAGGGCCTGACGGGTCCGGACGGCGAATGGATTTCTTACGAGAGCAAATATCCGCTGAAGGGCCTGCCTGAGATTCTCATTGCGGACAAGGGCAGCGGCCTCAAGAACAACTACTGCATTGATCTCTTTGAGAATCTTGGAATTGATTTTCGTCCGCACCAGACGGGCAACCCGCGCGCGAAGGGCGTCGTCGAGAAATTGATGATGTACGTCGAGTGCCGGATCGAGACGATTCTGAAATTCAATCCGGTCTACAGCATCGATGAGTTGAACGACTTCGTTTGGTGGGAACTGATCAACCTCAATGGGATGGAGATACACAGTCGCTACGGGATGCCGCGCTCGATGGCGTTTGCGAGTTGGGTCGAGAAGGAGCATCTGCGTTTGCCGCCGAGGAACTGGGAGGAATTTTATCGGCTTGGCCATCGCGAGAAGGACGTGAAGATTTCCGAGAATCTGACGTTCTGGTTTCAGGGGCGCGCGTATTCATTCCTGGCTGACCGCGAGAATTTTTGTGATCCGGTGATCATGGCGCTGAAGAACCAGGTTGTAACCGTGATGCACAATCCGTTTGATGCGCACCGCGTGAAAGTGAGGACCGAGGACGGCCGCGAGTATTGTCCGGCAATGGTTGAGAATGACCGTTTTGGGAAGGCGAGTCACGCGATCAGGATCAAGGCGCCGAACGAGGCGCCGCCGCTGGCGAAGCCGATCGTTGTGCAGAATATCGAGAAGGCTCAGTCGATGGATATCGCGGCCGTGGGCGGCTCTCCGGTTGAGGCGCGGTCGAACAGGGACCGGCTGGAGAATTTGGGATTCATGGTGAAGCCGGCGGCGGAATTTGTAACCACGGATTCGCACGGATTGACACAGATGGGGATACCGCGCCTCGAGGCGAAGCGGAAACTGGCCGAGATGCTCGAGCGGCGGTTGACGCTGGAGGAATCGGAGCGGCTGAATCAGACGTGGAGCGAGTTTGTGACCACGGATGAGATCGAGAGAATGAAAGACGAATTGCAACCACGGATTGACACGGATTGTCACGGATTGGAAGAGGCGGCGAGGGAGATAGCGTGACCGGCGAGTCGCCGGCGACGGAGAAATCATGTTAGACAGATTTCATTTGCAGGGGCTGGATGAGGCGGGGCTCAGCGCGGCGCAGATTATGAAAGTGCGCGACCTGGTATGCCACAACATGGGTAATGCGTTGACGGTGGCGGTGGCCGGCCTGGAAACTGCCATTGATAAAACGGCGACGGATGATGAACTCCGCCAGTTCCAGCGCGACATCCGGGTACGGTATCGGGAGCTGATTGAGGGCCTGCGGGAGTTGGCGGATCGGAGTTTGGATGCGGATGTTTCGTCTAATCCAAAATCCAAAATCGAGAATCCAAAATCGGATCGAGGGGAGTGATGCGGATTGGTGAAGGGACGGCGGAGGGGCGGGCAGGGCGTGCGGCCGCTCGAGCAGGGGCTGCGGATCAAGAGCCTGATGTACGAGGCGAGCGTTCCGATGACGAAAATCGCCGAACTGTGCGGCATCTCGAAATCGGGCGCGGTCAACCTGGTGAATCGGAATTTGTGGCCGCAGAAAATCTCGCGGGACGAACTGACGACTCGAGTCGAGACGTTTCTCCTCGGCAAGGGAATCAGCCGCGAGCAGCTCGCGGGCGCGTGGGAGTGGCCGGAGGAGCTGAGCGAGAAGGATGTGAAGAAATTAAACGGGAGCAATGGGATCGAGCAGAACAAACTGAAAATGATGGAGGCGCGAATGATTGATCAGGCATGTCTGAAGCATTTCGGATTGCAGAACGATCCGTTTCCGCAGGTGATCGGCGGGCCGGACGAGATGTACTGGAGTCCGACGTACAAAAGAACTTTCGACATGATTGTCGACGCGATCATGAAGAAGAAATTTTTCTGCGTCTTCGGCGAGTCGGGCTGCGGCAAAACGACGCTGCGGCTGATGGTCGAGGACCATCTCAAGAGAACGTCGAACAACCGCGTCGCGTTCATTCATCCTCACGACGCGCAGCGCGAGGACATGCGCCCGCACGGACTCGCGGAGGCGGTGTTTCGCGATCTGACGCCGGGCGCTCGCAGCGTACCACAGCGCCGCGAGACGCTGTATGACGCGGCGGCGAAAGCGCTCAGGGATTGCGCTCGGCGCGGGGTCGTGCCGGTGCTCGAGATCGAGGAGGCTCACGCGCTGCGGACCGAGAGTCTGAAGAGCCTGAAACGATTGTCAGAGATCAACGGCGCCTTCGAGTCGGCGCTCGCTATCGTGCTGTGGGCGCAGCCGGAGATACTGAGCCAGCGGCTGACCGAGGATAACTGGGAACTGCGCGAAGTGACGCTCAGGTGTTACATGGTGCCGGTGCCGGGCGTGTACAAGGACCTCGAGGCGTATCTCGCGCACAAGATCGAGCGCGCCGGCGGGAAGCTCGAGCGCGTCTTCACTCCGGACGCGGTGAAGGCGATCAAGAAAAAAATCAAACCGGATGCGCACGCTCCGCTGATCGATACTCCGCTGAGGGTGCACGCGATCGCGTCGAATGCGATGATGCGCGCGGTCGAGTCGTCGGCGCCCGAGGCGCGTGTGAGCGCGGAGCTGGTGAATTCAGTAGTGAGTCACTGGTGTGTTTATTGAAACCACGGATTGACACGGATTAACACGGACCGGCGAGTCGCCGGGGACGGAGGGAGGAAAGGATCGATGAAGAAGCTGAACAGCAGGGACATCATCAGGTTTGCGGATGCGGCATATAGGTATCTCAAGGACTTTGGCTGGCGGTGGAAAGACATCGGCTTTGCCATGGTGGCGTTTCAGGATGTCCACGGATTCAAGCGTGCGCGGGCGCTGTATGAGTTTCTTGAAACCGCAATAGAGGCAAGCGAATCTGCGGAATCGATCGGGGTCGTTCTCGGGCATGACCTGAATGGGTGTCGCAAGAAAAAAATGCTGCCTCGGTCGACCAGGTACATGGAGCGAATCAAGAAGGAGGAAAAGGAGATGACGAAGAAATCAGTGAATGCAGTACTCGCGATTATTTTGCTCGCGCTGCTGCTGGCGAGTTCGACGGCGTGGGGGCTGGTCGAGCGGTGCCCGGGCGATCCGGTGAGGATCACGTGGCAGCCGGCGCTCGATGCGGACAGCTACCTGGTGAGCGTGCGTGAGAACGGCGGGCCTGCCGAGCCGATCGGCGAGACGAGCGCGACGGAGATCAGTTATGTGCCGGCGGACGATGTGACGACGGTGCAGGCGGAGATCACGTCGCTCAGTTCGTGCGGCGACACGGCGGGGCCGGTCATGTCTGCGGTCGAGGAGGTTGAGACCGACCGCCGCCCTACGGCAGTCGATGCGGGCACGATCACGTTTGGCGCGGTCTCGGGAGATTGATTCGATGGCTGTTCAGCTGGCTGCGCTGATGCTGATTATGCATGCCGTCGTCTTCTCGGAGACGGCGGCGCCGATAGCGGGCGCGATCGTGTTCGAGATTCAGGCGCCTGCAGTGGTCGACGTGTTCGACGCGCAGCGGGCGCCGTATGAGGTGTGCGGCGCCGGCGACGTCGAGGTGGTCGAGCCGGACGAGTACGATCACATCAGGTTCGAGGTCTCCGGAGATGGGCCCGCGCGCGTGCGCGTGCAGCCGGCGGGCACGGCGCCCGGGGCGGTAAACGACGTAAGAATTCAAACCACGGATTTCACGGATTTCACGGATTGAGGGAGAAACGGATGCCGCTTATCCAATTGAAGATCGATGATGAATCGTTTATGCAGTTTCAGATCAACTTTCCGAAGGAGGAAAAGAGAAGCGTGGAACAAATATTAGTTCCCCTTTTCAACGAGCTAGAGTGCAGGCTCGTCGTTATTTTGACGGAGAGGAACATATGCGCGAAATGACATCTGACGAATTCAGATTGATGCAGGCGCTCGAAAATCATAAGGGGCGGAAGAACGCGATCAAGGGCCGGAAGCTGGCGTATCGGCTGTTCGGCCTGGTGAGCGACGAGACTCAGCCGGCGGCGCGCGAGAGGTACCGCAACTACGAGCGCAAGCTGCGGCTGCTGATTCATGATCTGATGTTCGATTTCGGAATTCCGATCGTGGGCGATTATCGAGGCTATTACCTGGTCGAGGAGATCGATGAGGTCGAGGCGGCTGCGGCGACGCTCCGGAAACACGGGATCGCCGAGCTGGTGCATGCGGCGATGCTGAAAAAAATCGCGCCGGCGGAGCTGGTGGGGCAGCTCGTGTTCGAGTTTGGCCCTCACCCTAGCCCTCTCCCTGAGGGAGAGGGAACAGACGCTTCGCCTCTGCCGGCGCACCTGACGGCGATCACGACGATCCTGGGCGAGTACCAGCGGGACCCGGAGAAATACGCGGAGGAGATTCGGCGCGTGCAGGAAAAATTCTCGCCGATGTTCATCGGGCGCGAGGACGTGGACGGCATTGACAAGGCGATGGAAACGCTGAGGAAGATAAAACAGCGGATCATGTAACCACGGATTAGCACGGATTAACACGGATTAGGGAGGAACGGATCATGGGACAACCACTGAGGAAAAAAGGTTTTTGCAGGCGGTGCGGGTATTTTCGACGGGTGAACTCCAGGGGGCTGTGCGACAGTTGCACTGTGTTTGCAGCGAAAAAAGGAGAGACGCAGTTGTGGCCATGGAATCCGGCGCCGTTGACGGAAGCTGAGGCTGCGGCTCTGCGCGCGGCGCCAAAAAACAAAGCGCCCGAGCTTCCCAGGGAACCTCTGAAATCTGAAAAGAAAAAATGGAATGGCGGCGACATGTCGAAACCGGCCGAGCTGAATGAGCGCATGACCGAGGCGAAGAAAAAGGAACTTCTGCTGAGGCTCGAGCGTCAGAGGCGCCGGGCCGAGCCGCTGCAGCAGATCGATCCGGCGTTGAGGGAGAGTGAAGCGTTCGAGGTATGCGTGTCGACGCTCGCGGCGCTGAAGCCGAAACAGAGGAACGACACGCTCGATCATCTGAACAGCATGTTCCGGGAGGCGCGGGGATGAAAGAGCATGAGCACCTTCTTGTTTGCCTGGCCGAGGAATGCGCTGAGGTTCAGCATGTCATCGGAAAGGCTCTTCGCTTCGGTCTCGATGATTGCCACCCTGAGGGGCGGATAAAGAATCGAGAACGGCTGGAGCAAGAGCTTCGCGATTTGCAGGCTGTTATATTCCTGCTTGTAGAAAGACAGATAATCACGGATTGGCCACTGAAAAAGCATGAAACATGGATTGCGGAGAAGCAGAAAAGAATTCTCCACTACATGAAATATGCTCGTCGAAAAAAGACTCTCGATAGCAATCCGCGAAAATCTGCGAATAAGGAGCTTTTATGAGATCGGTGCGGAGGTCGGTGAAGGAATGGATGAAGGCGCCGCTGAGCGACTCGATGAGGCGGCGGATATTTGCGGCGTATCGGGAGAAGGGCGTCGACCAGGACAATCGGCATGCGGTTCAGGAAGCGGCGACGGGAAAGCGCTCGCTCAAAGAATTCACCAACGGGGATGCGTACAGGTTGCTGGATCATCTGGGGGGGAAGAAATCGAAACCACGGATTGGCACGGATTCTCACGGATTAAAGCAGTACGACAACGTCATTGAGATCGCGACAATAGAACAGAAGGAAAAAATCCGGTGCTATGCGGAGAATGATCTCGGTTGGCAGCGGGGCTGGTTTGCGAATGGGCGGGAGAATGAATCGATATCAAAGATTATCCGGAAGCATTCCAAGGGCCGGAAGCATTTGATATCGCAGCTCACGAAAGCGGAGGCGTGGTCGGTCATCGAGGCGCTGAAGAAAATTAGAGAGAGGAAAGATTCAAACCACGGGGCGCACGGGGGGCACGGGGAATGAAGAACTATCGAAAGGCGAAGAAGGGGGAAGTGACTTGCGAGGAATGCGCCAGCAGTCGGTCGAGGGGATTTTCTCTGATGATTGAGTGTATGGAGAGCCGCCTGGTCGATGGACACAGACACCCGGTAGTGGGGCGGCAGCATACATGCGATCTGGGGAAGTATCACGGAAATAATTATCGAAAGGCGAAAGCGAGTGAAGTCGGCTGTGAGAATTGCCGGCATTCATATTTCCCAAAACCCACGCTTCCGCTCAGATGTCGAAAGAAGAAAGATAGCGTGGTTGGTCGGCGTCATCGCTGCGACTTGGCTGAGCTGCCGGCGCGTGAGCAACGGATGAAAGAGAGGCTATTCAAAAATGGCTGAGGAACGGCGCGGGTTGCATCCGTTCGATCAGAGGAAGCGCCGGGAGCGGCGCGCGGAAGATGAGAAGTGGCAAAAGCAGTTTGCTCGGGCGGATCTGCTCCCGTGGCAGCGGGCTCTGTTCGAGACGGTCCGCGAGATTGCGCTGGCGCTGGACGGCCTGCAGAAAGAGGCTATCAGGGCGAAGGATGAGGAAAAGAGAAAAGCGATCATGCGGGAACTGCAGGAGTTCAAATCCAAAATCCAGAATCTAAAATCCAAATTTGTTTGAACCACGGGGCGCACGGGGAACACGGGGGGAAGAGATGTCGCTGCATTGGAAGACGTATTTTTGTTCGCTTCGGCTGGATGAGCTGGATCGGGAGCGCAGATATCAGGAGAATTGCGGAGCCTCGGAGGAATTTCTGAAGGGATTCGATGCTGCGAGAAACGTCATCCAGGCGAAATACGATGATTTGGCGACAGGCTGGGACCCGTATAAGAGATGGGATCTGCCACGGTAGAGCGGGAGGGAGCGGATGGCGCGGAAAGACAGCAGGGGGGCGTGGGACCGGCACCTAACAAAGACATTCGGGCAGGTGAAAGCGCTCTTCACGGTGGAGGAGACGCGGGAGATACTCGGTTGCTCGCGGTCGGCGCTGTACAGCCTGATCGGCAGTGGCACGCTCGCGATGCTACGAGTTGAATCCTCTCCCAGGATAACGCGAGTGTCATTGCTCGATTATCTTTCCGGCCGGCCGGAGCCTTCCGAACACGGGCAGGATGCCTGTGCTACCAATGGACCGCAGCAGCAACAGCTTTTTTAACCACGGATTAGCACGGATTTTCACGGATTGGAAAAGAAGGAGATAGAGAATGCGCCCAATAATCCGTGAAAATCCGTGAAATCCGTGGTTCCTTCCTTATCTTCCTGGCGTCGGTTTCCCACCGAAAAAACCCCAAAACTTTTGTCCGCAGTTGTACGCAGTTGTATGTAGTTGACGGCGCTCCCCGTTGAATCCCATCATTATCTGTGGTTTGCTGGACTCGTTCATGCAGTATCCCTGATCCGTGATTGCGCTGGGGCTGGGCGAAATTCCCTCCGCGCCGCCTGGCCCTGGCGCACTCCCGTAGGAAGAGGTGATCAATGTACAGAGTTCATACGGCTGATGTGGGACTGACGTGCAGCAATCATCCGTTCGGGCGGGCGATCAAGCAGTTTACCGCGCGGCCTGATATCTGGCCGCAGGAATTGACGCCGACGCATGCGATGTTCCTGGAGGCTGGTGGAAGCTCCGGGGACAGACACCATTCTACGAATTCTAAAAGACAGAATTCCGTAAATGGAGTCAGTCCCCATCCGCAGTACAAACATCACGCGGCTCGGCCGTGGATCGTCACGCGGGCGTCCTACATCAAACAGCCATTCATAATCGCGGATGAGCCGGACCTGCTCTGCGTGCTGCGCCTGAAGGAGACGCTGTTTCATCCTGGCGATTTCGAGCGCTCGTGTCAGGTGGCGCTCGAGCGCTCGCGCGCGTCCCTGGGACGCAAGCTCGGCTATGCGTGGGGGAATGTGCTGGCGATCGGATTCTGGGAGCTGCTCGATCAGAGGCCGCACTGGGAGCCTCTTTTGGAGTTCGAGCGGTCGGCGATGTGCAGCGAGATTGTCAGCGACAATCTCGCGCCGAAACATCTGCCCGGGCTGCGGCCGGCATATCAGAACCGCGAGACGCTCGTGCACACCGACCCGGACATCAACCCGGAGCGCATCACTCCAATGGATTTTTTATTGAGCGTGTTTTTCGAGATCGTGTGGTGGAGGGAAGAATATGAAAGGTATTTTCTGCGGATTGGCCGCCGCGTTGCTGATTAGCGGCTGCGCGACGACGGCGACGGTGAGCGAGGACGGGCGGACGATCACGATGCGGACGCCGCCGTTTACGGGGGCGAAGGCCGAGTTCCCGAGCGGGCACAAGATCGAGAAGAAATCCGGCGGGCCGAAAAAGCTGAGCATCGTGAATCTCGACGCCACTATGCCACTGACAGCAAACGTCGATCCATCGATGGTGAGTCAATGAGGATACACAAGTTCAAAATCGCGAGTTCGACCACCGTCATCCAAACACAGCCAGTCCGCAAATTCCTGCATGTCGATGTGCAGGATGGCTGCCCCTGCGTGTGGGCCGAGGTTGACATCAAATCGCCACTGGTCAGGCCCTACGAATTTTGGATAATCAATACCGGTGAGTCGCCGCCGGAAGGATTTAAACACGTCGGATCATACGTCGCGAGCGGGCCGGACAGAGAGCGAATGCCATTCTGCGTGGGGCATATCTATTGGCGGAGAATGTGAAAAAGAGTTTTAACCACGGGGTACACGGGGACCACGGGGCAAAGAAGGAGGATTGAAAGGACTGGCATGGGAAAAGAGAAAGAGACTGGGCTGAGCGAGAAACAGGCGCGCGCGATCCGGGCGGTGCTGAGCGCTCCGGACACGGACCTGAACAAGGTCATGGGGCTGTTGGCGAACGACGCTTCGGGGCAGACATGCGACACTGACAAATTCTGCGCCGAGGTGCAGAAGGAGCTGATTACGTCGTATTCGACTGTCGTTGGCCGACCGCAGTTGCTGCGTGATCCCATCCTGGGGCCGATGATGGGCAAAATCACCGATTTGCTTCGCGGCTGGAACACGATTGCATTCAACAAATGATCGAGCAGATCGGAAACCTGGCGACCAGCCCGAACGTCGCGCTCGTACTCTCCCTTATTGCGAACGTGGTGATGGGCTATGTCGTCAAGCGGCTCTTCGTGAAGATCGAGGAATCCGTTTCCTCGAAAGATCAACTCTCGCAAAAAATCATTTCCGACTACCTGGAGGAAAAAAAGAGTGATGCGAAAAATCAGAATACTATTTGAGCGGGTTCGTTTTGAATGGATTTATCGCCTGGCCGTTATCGATATGAACGACGCAATGACGCAAGCGCGCCGGGAGCTGGCGGCGAAGTGAACGGGCTCAAACATCCCGCCGTGGCGGGATGGAATGTGGTAACGGAGGTGTAAGTGAGCTACACCCAAGAGGCAATCCTCAAATGCCAGAACCTGTACGCGCGGGGCCTGCCGCACACGCAGATCGAGGCGGAGATGCGGAAGGAGTTTCCGACGTGGTCGAGGAAACTGCTCTACGGGGAGGGCGGCTGGATTGACCGCTACGGTTTCGAGGATGCGCGCCGGCGATATGAGGAAAGAACCAGGGCCTTCGAGCAGGCGGCTGAGGACACCGCTCATGAAATGATTGGGGAACTCTCGAAGATTCGGAAGAATCTATATGAAGATTTGAAGCTCGATCCGGGGAATCATTCCAAAATTTTTGCTCATGAGAAAGTTTGCAACGCTTTGATTCGGCTGCTGCGAACATCCGAACAGCAGGTCGAGCCGGTGAACATTGACGATAATCAGCTTTGGCAAATTTTGAATTCCATTCCGGAAATGAAGGCGGCAATTGAAGCGAACAAGGCGCAAATCCTCAAAGCGATCGAAGCTTCAGCTTAGCGGCATCAAGGCGCAGCTCGTAAAAGGCGACCTGGATGCGTTGATCGCGGAATACCAGAATAAGCCGACTGAGTTCCTGGCGCAGTTCGGCAAGAAGTTTCCGCCGAAGCTGAAGGCGGCGTTCCTGGATATCTATTCGGGGCGCGTGACGCGGGCGCTTCTTCGCGCTTGCAGGGGCGGTGGCAAGTCGCAGCTCCTGTCGGCGCTCTCGTCTGCCATGTATTTATTTCGCCGGTTCGACGTGCTGATGCTCGGCGGCAGCGCCGCTCAGTCGAAAGCCGACTACAACTACACGTCGGAGATTCTGACGGACAATCCGGTCATTGAAAGTTTTTCAGAGGACATTCTCGCGACGGTGACCACGTCAAAGCTCGGACACTGGCTCAAATGCCTGGCTGCCAGCGGCACGTCGGTTCGGGGTCCGCACGCCGGGGACCCGCATAAGGAAATGAATTACGAGCCGCACGGCGGCATGCTCGTTGTTGACGAGGAGTGCGAGGCTGCGCAGGAGATAGTCGAGGGGGCGCTGCCGACTGTCAATGCGGCAGATCCCGACGTGATAGTGCGCGGTTCGACCGCCCATAAGGCCGTGGGCACGTTTGCCGACCTGTGCGATCATGCCGAGGAAATGGGGTATGTCGAGTATCACTGGGATTGTTTCGACATCTGCCGCGCCTGCAGGGACGACTGCTCGAAATGCTTTGTCGAGTTCGCCGGCGCGCTTCATCCGGAATGGGAGGAGTTTCAAAAAACGAATCCGGAATTCAAGCCGTACTGCGAGGGCCGGGCGAAAGACGGCGAAGGCTGGATGCGCATCGAGGCGATAAAGCAGTTCTTCCGCGAATATAATCGCGAGCGGTTCGAGGTCGAGATGCTCGGCTGGCGGCCGTCCGGAGAGGGTCTTGTTCTCAAGCCGGATGATGTGAAGGCGTGCATTGTCGAGGACATGGCCTTCATGCCTGGCATGCCCGGCTGCATCACGATTGACTGGGGGCTCATAGGAACGTGCGCGGTCGAGGCGCTCCAGGAACAAAAGGATCACATCATCGCGTTTCTAGAATCCGACACCTACCACATGGCGCCCGACCAGGTCATTTATGATCGCTGCGTTCAACTGCGCGAACTGTATGGATTCAATGAGGTCTATGCCGATGGTTCGCATCCATACCAGAATTTTAATTTGCAGGGGAACTATGGATTCCAGGTAACGCCGGTTCCGTTCAATCAGTACAAGGACCTTGGCGCCGGCTGGCTGAAGGGATTGACGGAGAAACGCCGGCTGCGAATTCCGAAACGGTTTGAGAAGCTCATCGAGCAACTCAAAGGCTGGCGCAAGCGGGAAGGGAAGATCATCAAAAAGAACGATCATCATCCGGACTCGACGCTGTGCGCGGCTCTCAAATGGGCCGAACATATCCCGGTCGTGATCGAGGGGCAGGGCTCGGGGGTGCAGAGGGAGTATACGAAAGCGGGGAGATTTTGAACCACGGATTGGCACGGATTAACGCGGATTAAAAACGGAGGGATCGAAATGGATGTCAGGACAGGAAAGATTGTTTCGGAGGAGCTTTTAAACAGTCTTCCAAAATCGGAGAGGAAATACTTTAAACCAATGGGCGTGGCGCCCACTTCGCGACAGATGAACCGCAAGCCGCCGAAGGTCAGCAGAAATGAGCCTTGCCCGTGCGGCAGCGGGAAGAAATTCAAGCGGTGCTGCCTGAATGCCGGATAGGCCATTTCCAGGGGCGACGAGCGCCGCAAATGCGGTCAAAAAAGGGACAGACCCTTTTAGAGGGGTATGGGGCCACTCCGGGGCGGTCGCGCGTCCTGGGGCATTTTAAGCGATTTTGGATTTTAGATTTTGGATTTTGGATTGGGGAGACCTGAAATTGGGGAAGAAGAGGAAAAAGAAGGACCATCCGCAGTTTGCCCAGGGCGCGGCCTCGGAGAGCACCGGCAAGTTGCCGGCGGGGCAGAAAGACGAGATTGCCGGCTGGCTGACTGACATTTTTGCGACGTTCATCGGGAACATCCCGAACAATCCGGATTATATCCTGCAGTATGAGGCGTCGGGCAAGAGCTACAAACTGTACGACGAGATGGTCGACAAGGATTTGCACTTGTTCGCCGCCCTCAATCAGCGGAAACTCGGAGTGCTGAGCAAACCCTGGCAGATACTGGCCGGCTCGGAGGAGGGGCGCGACCAGGAGATTCACGAGTTCGTCGTGGGCGTCTTCGAGAACATCAAATATTTCGACCGCGATCTGAGCGAGCTGCTCGAGGCGGTCGCCAAAGGCTTCGCGATCAGCGAGGTGATGTGGGGCATCCGCGACGGCAGGATCGTGATCGATGATATTCGCAATCGCGATCAGCGGCGGTTCGTATTCGACACTGCGAACAAGCCGCGCCTGCGCACGCGCAGCGCGTGGAACTCGGGCATCGAGTTGCCCGATCGAAAATTTTTGGTTCACACGTATGCGCCCAGGTACGAGTCGCCGTACGGCGAGGCCGTCCTCAAAAAATGCTACTGGTACTGGTGGTTTAAGAAAAACGGTTTGCGGTTTTGGATGATCTTTGCCGAGAAATTCGGCAGTCCGACGACGGTCGGCAAATACCCGCCGGGCACGGCAAAGGCATTGCAGGACGATCTGCTCGATATCCTGAAAAAAATTCAGCAGGAAACGTCAGTTATCGTTCCCGAGAATCTGGCGATCGAACTGCTCGAGGCGAACCGCAAAACGTCGACCGACACGTACCAGGGCCTGTGCGACTATTTCGATTCACAGATATCGCAGGCGGTATTGGGTCAGACGCTCACCAGCTCAGAGGGCCAGCACGGCACGCAGGCGCTCGGCAAAGTGCACCAGGGCGTGCGCCAGGATTACATCGAGGCCGACTGCAACAGCCTGGGGCCGGTCATCAATGAGCTGATCGAGTGGGTGGTCGACTGGAATTTTTCGGGGGTCAAGTACTACCCGTATTTCAAAATCTACTACGAGGAGCCTGGCGACCTGGTCGCGCTCGCGCAGCGCGACAAGACGCTGTTCAGGGAGCTCGGGCTTCCCATCGCGAGGCGGTACCTGTACGAGGCATACAGCCTGCCCGAGCCAGAAGAGGGAGAGGAACTGCTCGAAGTTCCGCAAACTCCGAGCCCGTTCGACGACCTGGTCGAGCAGGTCAAACAGGAAGAAAAAGGCAAAGTCGCCGGCCAAAAACGCGACGAGGAAGAAGACGACGACGATGAAGACGAAAAGGCGGCGGCCTGATGATTGATTGGTCGAAAAGTTTTTTTGCGGCCCAGGACAACGAGCAGCGGCGCTATCTGCGCGACACTGAGGAGCTGCTCGGCAATGCGCTGCCGCTGGCGGGCGACGTGTACGCCGGCCTGACGACGCGCGCGCTGAAGCCGTTCTCGCACAAAAGCGAGTCCGAGACGGTCGGGCCGGAGATGCTGAACCTGCTCGGCAAGATCGTTTTGCCGCGCGAGCCGCTCGGAGATTTGCTGGGCGACACGCTGCTGGTGGCGGCGCTGATGGCGCGGATTCATTTTGTCGAGGACCATGAGGATGTTCTCGCCGAGGCGTTCGCGAGCGGGCGACGCTTCGGGGACAGACACCAATCTACGAATCCTCCGGCGAGTCGCCGGGGACAAGGATTCCGTAATTGGAGTCAGTCCCCATCCGCTCAATTTGCGAATATTTCCTGGGAGCCGCTTCCCTGGGATGAGGCGGTCAGGTACCTGCAGGCGCTGCTGCCGATATCGGCGAGCGAGGCGCGCAAGCTGGCGCGCGACATGCGCCGGTATTCATTCGGCATCGCCGACGTCGAGAGCGTGCGCATCCTGGGGCTGGTGAAGGGCGCGCTCGAGGACGCGCTCCGGAGCGGCATCACGGTCGGCGAATTCAGGAAGCGGGTGAACGCGCTGTTCGAGGCCGAGGGCCTGACGACGCTCTCGAGGCATCACATCGAGAACGTTTTTCATACGAACCTGCACAGCGCGTACAGCGCCGGCAACTGGATGGCGCTTCACGATCCGGACATTACCGGCTATTTCCCGTATTTCCAATATCTGACGGCCGGCGACGATGCGGTAAGGGCATCGCATAAGGCGATGCATCGGTTCACGGCCGAGCGGAATGATCCGGTGTGGCAGTTGTGGTGGCCGCCGAACGGGTACCGCTGCCGCTGCCGCGTGAGGGCGATCGACAAGTACAGCGCGAAGAAAAAGGGGATCGAGCCGACGCTATACCCAGGTTTCCAGCCTGATGAGGGGTTTGAGGGGACGCCGATGGATCAGTTAGGGATCGCCGCATAAGAAAAGGCGGATCACGAATGACACGAATGAATCGAATGACACGAATGAAAGAGGAGGTGAAAGAGGATGCCAGTAGATTTTGAAATATTTCGGGCCGGCGAATATCCGCAGGGTTCGTTTCCGATCGAGCGGGTACAGCAGATAGTCAACGACTACGACCCGGCCTTTCTGGAGGCCTCCATTACGCTCGATCACGAGCAATGGGGTCCGGCGTTCGGTTGGGTGAGAGGAGTTCGCCTTGAGGGCGACACGATGGTCGGAGCGCTCGATATACACCCGATGCTCGCGAGAGCATACAAAGACGGCGAGTACAAAAAACGATCGGTCGAAATACTGTCACCCGGAAGGAGTCCGACCGGAAGACACTACCTTTCGGCCGTCACGTTTCTCGGCGCCATGAATCCGCAGGTGCCGGGCCTGGCGGATCCGCAGTTCGCAAATCCGGAGGAAAGGATTTTCGTGGACCTGCCCGATAACAGTGAAAAACAAAAACAACATTCTGAGAAAGGAGGCGCACACACGATGTCAAAACTGAAAGATGCACTGAAGCGCATTTTCTCGAAGGCGGTGGACGAGCTGGATGAGACGCAGTTCGCCGCCGGCGAGTCGGCGGCCGGAGAAACTCCGCCCGCGCAAACGGCGGAACCGCCGAAGACTCAGATGGCGAGCGAGGCCGAGAAGGCGAGGTTCGCGGGGATCGAGGCGGAGAATGCGCGCCTGAAGGCCGAGAACGCGCAGCTCGCGCAGGCGAAGCGCCAGGAAGAGATTCACGGCTTCTGCGAGGGCCTGAAGCGCGAGGGCAAGCTCTTGCCGGCATGGCAGGAGGCGGGCATCGAGAAATTCATGGCCGGCCTCGAGCAGGTAGAGGGCAAGGCGAAATTCTCAGCCGTCGCCGGCGCCGCCGAGCAGAGCGCGGGCGAGTTCTTCCGCTCGTTCCTGTCGGGCCTGCCGAAGCTGGTCGAGTTCGACGAGAAGGCGGCCGGCGGCCAGGGCGCCGAATCGGAACAGCCGGATGAGCACGAGTTCATGGCCGTTTCGAGGCAGTACGCGGACGAAAAGAAAGTGAGCATGGCGGCCGCCATGCGCCACGTCGAGGCGAAGCAGCCCGAGCTGCACGCCGCGTTCCTGGAGTTCTGCGCGGCAACGACCAAAACGAAATAACTGTCAGGGACAGACAGCCATTCTACGACCGCGAAAAGACGCGCGGTCCGTAAATGGTGTCAGTCCCCACGAAGGAGAATAGCATCATGGGGAAAATGACTGAAGGGCCCTTCACGCTGACAGCGGCGGAGGACCTCGAGATATATCGGCGGGTCATGCTCGATTCGAGCGGTGAGGCGGCGTACGCCGACGCGAAGGACCTCGCGATCGGGATCACGCTCGAGAAGGTGAGCGATGGCGACCCGGTCTCGATTCACCCGATCAACGCGGCCGGCACGGTGCTGGTGACTGCGGCCGGCGCGTTCTCGCGCGGCGATCTGCTGTATGGCGCCGCAGACGGCAAGGTCGACGACATCGAGCTCGGCGATCCTCAGTACATCGCGTTCGAGGCCGCGAGCGGAGACGGCTCGCAGGTCGAGGCGCTGCCGATCAGGCTCGGCGTCGACGTCAAGCTGGTTACCGGCGGCGTTGGCGGCATAGCCGCGTCTGATCTCGTTTACGTGAGCGACCAGACTGACGGCATCGAGACGGTGCTGCCGGCGCAGGGCACGAGCGCCGGGCGGTTCGCCAATTACATCTGCCCGAACGCGATCGCTGCGGCCGCGCAGGGAGTCGCGCTCGCGACGTACCTGCTTGCCGCCGTCGACACATCGGCCTCGAGCGCCGCAGGCGATCCGGTGTATTTGAGCGACGCGACGGCGGGCGGCTACACGCTGACGAAACCGACCGGCACGGACAAGGTGCAGATCGTCGGTTACGTTGTCGAGGACCACGCGACCACCGGCGCCATCCTGTTCCAGCTCCCCGGATTCCAGCAGATCGTGCACACGCACGCTGACAACTCCGAGGGCGGAACGCTCGATTGGGATAACGTGTGGAGCGATGCGGTCCACACACACTCGAGCGCAGCCGAGGGCGGCGACGCGATCGCGGCCGCTAACATCACGGTCGCCGACGCCGGCACGTTTACTACCGAGACCGAAGTCGAGTCGGCGCTGCAGGAGATCTATCAGCACATCCTGAGCGCGCAGGCGCAGGTGAACATCCCGCTGCTGTCCGCCGTCGAGCTCAACGGAACGCTGCTCGCCGCGTTCGCCGATGCCGCCGACCCGACGCCAGGCCTCGCCGTCGTCGACAGCGAATCGGTCGGCATCCGCTGGAACAACCACGCGAATCCGGACGAGATCATCGTCAACGTGCCGATGCCGCAGGACCTCGACGACGCCGCCGATATCGTCCTGCATCTGCTCGCATCGAAAGTGGGCGCCACGCTGGCTGACGCCGTCACGTTCACGGTTGGCGCGTTTTTCCAGACGGTCGGCGCGCTGCATGATGCCGACGCCAATGCCGGCGGCGCATCGAGCGCGATGACCGGCGACGCAGCCACAAAGACCGTCGCCGAGCTCACGCTCACCATCGCCGCCGCCGACGTGCCGGCTGCACCGTGCTTGCTCACGCTGACGATTCAGCCGACTGACGGCCTGCTCGGCACCGACGACGTGGTGCTGCATGGCGCATGGCTCGAGTACACCAGGAAGGCGCTGACGGCGTAAGCGGAATAAATGATGGGGACAGACACCAATCTACGAATCCGGAAAAGCGCGGATTCCGTAATTGGAGTCAGTCCCCTGGACAAGGAGGATTTACCCAATGCCACACCCATCAACAGCAATGCAGCGGCCGGACCTGGGCGCGATCGCGTCGGAGATCATGCGCGATGCGGGCAAGGCCGGCTTCATCGGGACGCGAGTGCTCTCGATCTTCAACACGGCCGTGCAAACCGGCGAGTATCCGCTGATCACGCGCGAATCGATGCTCAAATTGCCGGAGACGAAGCGCGCGCCGAAAGGCAAATACAACCGGGGCGGCTGGACGTTCGACCTGGCGAATTTCGCATGCCAGGAATACGGCTGGGAGGAACCGGTCGACGACGTCGAGGCCAAGAAGTACGCGCGTTATTTCGACATGGAAACGGTCTGCACGCGGCGCGCGCTCTCGATCATCCTGCGCGCTCTCGAGAAGCGCATCGCAGACGCGGTGTTCAATGCGACCACGTGGACGGCGGTTGGTGTTACCAACGAATGGGACGACGCCACGAACGCCGACCCGCTCGGCGACGTGAACACCGGCAAAAAGGCGATCTACGACGCGACCGGCATCGTGCCGAACGCGCTCATCACCGCCTACTCGACATTCCTCGATCTCGGCGTATGCGACCAGGTCGTCGATCGCATCAAGTACACGAATCCGGCCGTGCAGCGCGGCGAAATATCCACGCAGCTTCTCGCGCAGTTCTTCGGGGTCGACCAGGTGCTGGTTGGCAACGCGGTTTATGACAGCGCGAATCTCGGGCAGGACGCGTCGATCAGCGCGATCTGGAGCAACGAATACGCGATGCTGTGCCGCATCTCGAGCAGCATGGACCTCGAGGAGCCGTCGCTCGGGCGCACGTTGATCTGGACCGGCGACAGCGGGTCGGGCGAGGACGGCGTAGTTGTCGAGACGTATCGCGACGAAGGCGTGCGCGGCGACGTCATTCGCGCTCGGCATCAGACGGATGAGGTCATCATCTGCGAGGACGTCGGGTACCTGCTGGAGAATATCACCACGTAGAAACGCTTCGCACTCTGTGCGAAGCCTTCGCAATTAGTGTAGGGGCGGCCCCGCGTGGCCGCCTGAACGCCA